GCCCCAAACAATCATGTGGCGATAGTCAATCAAGTTACCATATTTTTGAGCAGCAGACTTGTAAAGCTTAGAGATGATACCCCAAATACGATCTTCAGAAGCACCAAGTGTAGTAGTAGCAACCCACGATGACGTGCAATGCGGGGCTGAACACCAATCAAGATACACCCATAATCCAACTGGATACGATTTTCCCATTGATGCAGCTCCGGCAAGAACAGTATCATCGTTCATACACAACTCTTCAAGTGTACGAAGAATCTGAGTATTTGTGTATCCTCTGCTTTCGAGAACAACTTCAGTAGGCCATTGGAGTCTTACTGCTTTTAAAAAATGTTCGTAAGGAGAAAGAAGTTTAAACTCTGAAATATCAATATTATTTTTGATGCAGTATGTCTTTCCATAGTTCCCTCTGGTGATAGCGTAACAGTATAGTTCAATAGCGAGATCATCCATGTTTTCTGGGAATGAGATGCCGTATTTCTGTATTCCTTTTCCTCTTGACATATTCTCATAATGCAATAAATTTTTATTCACGCAAGATGAAATTGAAAGACAACAAACGTGCGCCTGTCGGTGGCTGGTACTATAAATACACTATTAAGAGGGGTAATCTCACATTTCCAGCTACTGTCTATGGCGAATCGCTCGACAAGTTGATTGCGAACACAAAGAAAGATATGTTGTCAAACTCGTATCACGTTCCAGAAGATTTGGCATGGCAGATTGAAGATCAAATCTGCCAGCGTCAACCGGGAGATAGGTGCTGGTATGAACCTGCATTGGGAGATACAATCGCCAGTGTGATTCATGGTGCAGCAAAATTAACTGACAAAGTTTTAGGAACAAAGCTTGAACATCGTGCAAGAGGGTGTAGTTCTTGTAACAAACGTAGAGCAGCACTTAACAAATTATCGTAAACGATAAACTATTATGATCTCAATTGGAAACGAAAACTTCACACTTCGCACATTAGGACAAGATGGCGAGCCTCCAGAAACACGCATTGCAAGCGCAAATCATGCTTGGAATATCGCAAACAATCTTAAACTTGCAAACGTAGGCCGCGAGAATAAACGCATCCGAATTTACAAATCATACAAACGCTTTCCCCCTACTGGATACAGCAGGCTTGCCGAAAAGAAGCTACCTTGGCAATCAGACGTTAACTGGGGTCAAATGGCATTCATCGTGGATAATCAGAAATCAAGTTATTACGATGTGATTACGGAGCGGCAAGCTTGCTGTTCCATAACAACCAAATTTGGAAACGAAAAAGAACGCTTAGTTAACTCTGAAAACATTTCAATTGCCTTCGATCATGCGATCCGCGAGTGGCCCGGATACCTGTATAATACAGAACAAGACCTTGAAGAGATGCTTCTTTACGGAAAAGGGATTGGTATGTGGCCGTCAAATGTTGGGTGGATTCCAGAACACGTGTTCCTTTCCGACCTGCTTTTCCCAGACGACATCCGCATCGACTTTTCTAACCTTGAGGAGTTTGCCCGAAGAGTAAGACTTACACCATATCAGTTGTATAAAAAGATTGAGAATCGCAGTGCTGCTGAAGATATGGGATGGAACGTGGACGCAACGATTGACGCTATTCGATTTCACAAAGCATTTAACCAGCACAACAAAACACGTGAGGATTTCTTCCGAACAATTAGTGAAGCTGGATTTAACTGGTCACTTTCTGTAAACGAGAAGATCGACCTGTATGAAGTGTATTGGCGCGAGTTCGATGGAAGCATTAGCAAATGCATTATTCTTCAAGATTACACACCAATCAGCCAGTATCTTAACAAATATGTCAAAGGATCAGAAAAGATCGATGACATGACAGTGCGCGAGAATCATGGATTTATGATGCTAAAAGTAGGCCAGTTTAAAGATTGGTCAGAGATGATGTATATGTTGACTGATTCAGTAGGGTCTGGATTGTTCCATGATATCAAGAGCCAAGCTGAAGAAGCATTCGTCGCTTGCCGTCAGTATGACTTTACGATGAACGGACTGGTTGACGCAGTACGTCTCAACTCCATGCTACTCATTGAGGGTCAAGGTCCAGACGCAACCAAGATGCTAAAGCAAATGGAGTGGTTGCCAATTAGCGTAATGCCAGATGGCGCAAAGTTTACTCAGAATCGATTCCAGTTGCCAGTTTCAGAGGGACTTGGATTCATGCAGTACTTCATGGGCGATCTTTATCGCGGACTTGGACAATACCGAATTGACGCACCAACATCTGGAGGAAAGCAGCGCACAAAAGGTGAAGCAGAATTGAATGCCGCTGAAAGCGCAAAACTTTCTGGAACTCAAATTCGTCGCTTTAATGAGTGCGAAACATTATACTTCCGAGAATTATATCGCAGGTTCGTATCGTCAACATCTAACGACGATGGGTATGAGTATGTTAAAAAGTTTTACTCTAAGTTAGAAGAACTCGGAACTCCGAAAGAAGCGGCATCGATGAAAAATGTAACTTCGATCCGTTCTAACCTTATCAACGGAGCAGGTAGTCCATCGTTCAAACTTATCACAGCAGAGAAGTTATTGCAGATCACAGCAATCACTCCAGCAAACGAAGGCCAAGAGAACGCAGTTAAAGACGCAATCGCGGCACTTGCCGGCAGGGATAACGTAGTTCGCTATCGCAACACTAAGTCACCAAAAGTAAGCGAAGCCAAACGTGTAATCGGATTTGAAAATGCTGGAATGACTGATGCATTCGTCAACCCAGCAAACTTCCCAGTATTACCAACTGATCCGCATATCGAACACGCAACTGGTCACTTGCAGGATATGATGATGCAGATTCAGTCGAGTATGCAATCTATTCAAGCTGGTCAACCAGATATTGATGAACTCGGATTGGTTGTTCGTTCCATTCAATTCAAAGGCGGCCACATCATGGCGCACGTTGAGTTCATTGCAAAAGACCCATCGAAGAAAGACTTCCTCAAGCAGTTTATGGGTGGAATGCAGCAAGCTCAAAAAGCCGCAGACGAAATCGGTGCTGTTTACCAAGAACTCGCACAAAGTCAGCAAGGCAAACAATCCTCCGAAGAAGAACTTAAACTTCAATACCTCGCTGCTAAATCTGGCATCGAAATTGATACCAAGCAGAAACTTGCCGATATCTCAATTGGCAAGGCGGCAGTCAGTCACGCACAACGCACAGAGCAACGCAAGGAACAGGGTATTACCCAACTTGCACTGCAAAAGGCAAAGGCACGTACTGAGATTCAAAAAGCCAAAGGCAAGATGGCAGCAGAGATGCCAATGGAAGAAAAGGTAGAGATGGAAGAAGAAGAGACCGAAGAACCAGAGGAGATGGAAACCGAAGAGGTAGAGACTCCAGAAGGAACTGAAGAAGTTGAGATGGAGAATAAAATCACACCAATGCAACAATGAATACAGATAAAATAAAACAACTATGCGCTTCCATTGTGAAGCATGATGACTGGGACAGGCTACAAGCTCACTTGCTTATGGTATCTGCTCCAAGTTCTGGAATCGACACACTACGCAATGCACTAAGCCATATTCACTTCATTGGCGAAAATGCAGATGGTGAATTTAAAAAAATCAAATCTTCCTCCAAAACACAACAACCAGAATCAAACATCGATCCAGACCTAAACGAATCATAATATGGCAACAACTGAAGAAATCATCAGCGACCTAAAATCTAAACCACAAGTTCCTATTAAGGGAAATACATCTGACTTCTTGAAAAAGTTCAGTCAGCAACAAACTGACGAAGGTAAGCCAAGTGCTACTAATGTTGGCGATCCTAACCTTGGCATTCCTAAATACAATGAGGAAGAACCTCCAGAAGAAACAACTGGAGTAACTGAATCTGAGATCACTTCGGACCGCACAGGAAAGAAGAAAGGATTCGTTGAGCGTCAGATTGAAGAGAACCGCAAGCTCAAAGAAGAGTTGGAGAACGTAAAGAAAAACGAGATTCCAAAGTTTGAAAGTAAGATTCAAGAGTTGGAGCGATTGGTAGAAGACAGCAAATCAACGGCTGAAGCTAACCATTACCAGAAACAACTCAATGAAGCGAACGAGCAGAAAGCTCAACTTGAGTCTCAGTATACTCAGCAGATTCAAGAGCTTCGTAACAAGTTGGATTTCCATGATCTGTCAAGTAACCCGGACTTTCAGAAAACATACGTTGAGCCAATGAAGGAACATTATCTTGATGCTAAATCCATCATTGATAATGAAGGAGATGCTAACATCTCTGCTATGTTCAATCGTGCGGTGCTTGCAAATCAAGCTGTATTTTCTGCTACATCAGATGAGCAAAGGTTGGCCGCGATTCAAGAACGCCGCGAAGCATTGCGTGAAGTAACAAACTCTTTGGATGACTACGACAAAGCAAAGTTCATTGATGCTATCAAAAACTTTGAGAAAGCAACCGAGCGCCACAATATCGCATTGTCTGACTATCAGAAAACCAAGGAAGAAATCACAAGGACAGCAAAACAGAAAGAACAAGAAGCGCGTTCTAACTTCTTGAAACAATGGAGGAACTCATTCCAAGAACAGGAAAGCATCATCAAGAAGGAAGTATTCATTCCAGATGAAGTTTATTCCTACATGAACGACAAGGGAATCAAATACGATACTACTAAAGACGAAGCTATCGCACTCGCCGCGACTCAGCAAAGTGAAGAAGTAGCAAGCGTGGATGATATGAATCGTCTTATCAATCAAGGTAAGGCGTATAAGAAGCAACAAGCTTACATCAAAGCTTTGCAAGAAATGCTGAAAGAAAAGAATGATTACATTAATGCGTTAAAAGGATCATCTAAAGTAAATTCATCATCGAATGCATCGGATTCCCAGAAGTCAAGGATGAGTGTATCTGAGGGACTGGCGGCAAAGATCGCAAGGTTCTCACCGCAAAATCGAGTTACGGCATAGCCCATAATTCTTGATTCTGGATAGCATGGGGGAGGTAGATGGACTGCCTCCCCCAACTTTTTTTAAAAAACAACTTGACAGTATAAAATAGCGTTTGCATATTTGCGCATAAGAGAAATCCGAACTTTATCGTTTACGATAATCATTAGGGATTCAGCCGCACTCTGGCTGACGAGTAACAGCACTCGTATGAAAAGCTGTTTCTGGACAGCCTTCATAAGAAGGTTTTCGGGGTAGACTCCAGCCGAAGAAAAACAAAGCACTCGCTTTGGCTATCTTCGGATTTGTCATGGAGTGCGTAAACTAAACCTAAACTAAACAAAAAAATGTCAGAACAACTATACTTCAATAGCTGTGCAGAGATTGACAGTTTCTTCCGCGAGGGCCGCGAGTATTTCAACGACCTCTATGTGAAAAAGCTCGTCACAAACTCCGCATATTTCACGCGTTTCGAGGAGCAAGCATGGCCTCTTAACCACACAACCGAACAGAAAGCGTTCCGCTTTGGCCGTGGATTCCACGATCCTTGCAGCCCTTTCCGCACCATCACCGACACCTACTGCGAGACTGATTCTTGCGATAGCAAACCAGAAGTGATCCAACGCCCCGGCACGGAATCCTACACTTTTGAATTGCTCCGTAAGGAGATGACCACTGACTGGATTTGCGTTGAGAGCTTGCTCTACCGCCTCTTCCCTGCTGAAGAAATCCTCCAGTTTGAAGAGTCCAACGCTCGTATCACCAAGAACGTCCACGAAGAGTTCCTTCGTTCCAACTACATTGGTGGTTCTGGTCACAAGTGGCTCGGCATCACGACTGATGACGGCACGTATTGCGGACTGGTTGACGACCAATCTTGGTTCGTTCCAGAGCATTCGCTCAACAACGAAGCTGGTTATGATCTCTGCGCCCTTCGCGTTAAGATCGCTCCTGCTGACCTCAACAAAATCGCTTATCTTTCGCTTGATATGCTCGACGATGCTCTCGTTGACCTCCAAGACGAAGATGACGCTTTCCGTCTTGATCTCCAAGATGCGACTGGTCAGCCATTGCTCGACATCGTTATCCCTGATCCTCAAGTTGGCCGTGCGCTTTACTTCCAAGCCAAGCGCAACAATGGCTACTGGGATGCTAACACGGACTTCGATGAGCGTCTTACCCGTCTGAAGCTCGGCATCAATCGTATCATCGGCGACTACGCCTTCGGTTACGACATCAACGCCGCTCGCTTCAACGCTGACACTGCCTTCAACGCATCGCTCGCTCCGTTCAACGAAGCTGATCCTGCTACATGGGCACGTCTCGTTCGCGTTCCACGCTACATCAAAACTGTCCTCGAAAACGGATGCGCTTACATTCCTAACAAAGCTTACCGCAATGCCGACTTCGGTATCTCGGTTGCTATGGTGAACAAAGCGATGGTCAAATGGACCATGCCATCCTCGACTGGTTACGGCCAAGCCCAACAAATGACCCAGAACTACGCTGGTGATTGGGAATGGAAGAACCCAGATTGGGAATGCAACCGCTGGCGCAAATCGGGCTTCTATCAAGCCCAGTTCCGTCTCGCCGCTCAAGTTAAAGACCCAACGATCATGCACTCGTTCTTGCATCGTCTGCCTAAGAGCAAAAACCTCTATGGTAGCTGCTGCCCATTGAATGAGTACATCGTTCCTCAAGACCTCACGGACTGCTATAGCTGTGCTGGTGTGGGTGACATCGTTGTGCCATCCTAAGTTAAACAGGGGAGGGGCGAAAGCCTCTCCCCATAACCTTAAATAAAAAATATGTCTAATTCACGACCACTCGCTTACGATCGCGTTAACCTGTTTGGCCCGATCCCTGTAAATCTACTCGCTTCTGGAGACGCTGAACTCCTCGTCCTTAACGACGAAGATACTAAGTTCTTTCCAACTAGCATCGTTCTCGAAACAGCCTATGCTCGCGGTACGACCGCAACTGATCCAGTTGTAGTTGTTGACACTGGCACGACTGGAGAAAACATCACTAGCTCGTTGACTCTTACTGATGCCCTTGATAACCAAGGCCGCTACAATCCTCTTGCGATTGCCGCCAATCCTTTTGTTATCACTGGTTCACGTAAACTTCGCTTGCTCAAATCCACTGTTGGTGCTGGTCAAGCTACGGCTACCCGCTCCCGCACTGCTGGAGTTGCAACGATCGTTACTGCTGCCGCTCATGGTTTTGCTACTGGTGATGTTATCACCATCGCAAGCATGACTGATAGCTCGTTCAACGATGTTCAAGCTGAAGTCACTGTTGTTGACGCAACCACGTTCACCTATGCAAACGCTGGTGCTGACGTTGCTTCTGGTGCTGATACAGCAGGTCGCGTTGGCGCACTTTATGTGAACGCCTACGTTGTTGGTATCTACTTCTAATCAACTTGGGTGGGGGAGTTCTAATCTCCTCCACCCACAACCCTTTTAAAAAATATGGCTTGTTTTACCTCTCTCCCTTATCGGGACAAAACCTACCCTTTCGTTCAAACAATCGCCGCCGCCGCTGGCATTGATCCAACTTCTTTTGGTTGCTATGATGCAGCAAGTGATGCTGCCAAGCTCTACCAGTTCTATGTTGGACTCGCAACCATTGGTGGCCTCACCCCAGTTACTGAAAACTGCTTTGTGCAAAAAACTGAAGACCAGCAATACTTCCTCACTAACGAGGCTCTTGCTGCGGCTCTTGTGTAATTATCGTAACCGATAAAA